GCTACTGCCTTAATCCTTTCTAGTATATTTACATCAGCTTCTATAGTTTTGGGCGTATAAATATTTATTTTTTTTGTGTTCAGGCTATAAATTAAAAAAGGCTGGCAGCAATTGTCTGACATTTTAATGTCAAAATCTGATTCTGTTTCATCTCCTAATATATGACTGTGGAAAACAGCTACCATATCGTAGGAATCTTTAAACAAAAGGTAACTTAAAGGGTTTATTAAGAAATACGATCTAGGATCTTCGGAAACATTGTCTTCTAATTGAACAATAAATTCTTTATTTTTATGATCATACCCAAGAAATCCACATATTTCTTTTGTGAAATGCTTGTGAGCCATTTCCTTTATCTTATGGAGAGCTGAAACTTCTCCCTTACAGTTGTGCGTTTCTGCCATAACTAAATCCGTCAGTTCCTGGGAATCCACCAAATCTTGGAAATTTAAGCGTTGGGTTGGATAAAAGTGTTTCTGGTGCTTCTTGATATGTTTGTTGGATAGCTTCAAAATCGCCGCTACCTGTCAAATGATAAGGCCCAACGGTGTGTATATCCAACATCCCTAAAGTAGAACCACCATCAACTATTCCTGTACTAGCATCCCACCAAGCTACTAAACCATCTCCAGTTACTCCGCTAAACGTTCCTGTACATTCGTAATAATCTCTAGGAACAAAATCAAGAGAATTATTAACTGCATTTGGAGTTCTTACTCTTTTATAAAGAAAGTTAATTTCAGTTTCATTAATCGCTCTATTCCAAACAGCCCACGGTCCAAGGCATCCGTTCATAGAAGTCGTATAAGGGTTTGTAACGCCTCCGTATCTGGTATCGTAACCTAGTCTTCCTGGGTAATATTCAACAGCTCCCAACATAAATGTTTGAGGTAATGCTGGCAACGCGACAGGCATGTTAGCCAAACTGGTTGTCGCTAACCTCTCTGCGTAACTGCCGAAGTTTCCAAGGTTCTGTGATAATAATTGGTTTTCTCGATCCAATCCATATCTAGCAAACCTAATAGTATTATCAGCGGATTTATTAACACCGTTTACAAAGAATTTTATAATTGTATCTTGTTCTGCGTCCTCACCATTAATAAAATTAGCTGTTCCTGTACTGTTAGTTATTACATATTGGACCCATTCTCTTGAGTCTCCCCCGTCTTGTTCTTCGTGTAGGGAAACACTCCTAAAAGCGTTCTCATCGGCATTTGTGCTTGTACTACTAATTTTATAGCCTAAATAGTTAGCGGAAATTGTATTTGTTTTATCACCTCTTCTTTTTCTTGTGCTACTACCATTTTGTGTTTGTGTAGTTGTATTAGCATTGATGTTTAAGAATTGCATATTCGGCCAATTCTGATCATCTCTTGGTGTTGTACTAAAAACTCCAGCACCTACAGGACTATTTGAATTTATATTTACCCAACCCATTATTGTCCATTCTCCAGTCATATGGCCCGTTAGTCCTTGTTCTGTGGAGTGAAATAATCCTGTGTTTGTTGGGATTAAAGGATTATCTTCACTGGGAGCGCCTGATATTCTCACTCCGCTAAAACCAGTTTGTATGTTTTGACCAGCAATAAAACTTACTAAATCTATATCATTAAATCTTTTTCGACAAGCTGATAGCTTTTTCGTGCATCCGTCTTTTTGCCAATAAGTAGGATTAGATTCTGGGGCTTGCCCACTATTACCTGACACACAAACAAAAACTGTTTTAAGAGGAGTGCCTTTTTTATTGGGGTTAGGGTCAGCTAAAAGAATTGTAGGACTTTCAGTGATTGCAATTTCCCCCTTTTCGTACACTTTCGTAGGATTCCATAGCGCATTTGGATCAGAGAAGAAAGACACTGGAGAAGGAGCCGCGCTACCATCTGCATTTAAAGTAGGATTAAATTTAGGAACAACTGATCCTCCAGTTGGGTCGAGAAACATTTCTCCATCATCTCTTTCTATAGGCAACCCAGCATACCTGCATCCTTCTCCTCTATATTGCCAGTAGCAAAATTTAGATACAACATTACGGTTATTTACTGAAAAATTTTCTAGATCCAACGGGGAGTTTAACTCAAATTCGACAAATATTTTTGATTCTTGTGTCTTTCTCCCCATCAACCAAGTTTCGTCAGTTAACTCTGCTTTTGGATCTGCTGTACCAAATGGATTGCCTCCCTCAAAGTTCGCGTCATCTATGAATTTTACAGACGCTCTTTTTCTAACTATTTTGGCATTCTTAAAGTCTTGATAATTCTGTAAGAAATTGGTAATAATATTGTTTTGATTTGATACTCTTAGTTTTGGTCTGGCCAGTTTGCCATCTGCTAAAATATCAAATCCTTCTGTTTCTACGGCTAATGGCAAATATTCTACGCCTTGCCAAACTATTGAATTTTCATATACTGTCCCTCCGTGAAAACCTAAAAATAAAGTGGGTTTTTTGATTCGATCTGGGTAAACTCTGAACAACTCTAATACAGCAGTGGGTTGTAGGTCTAATAGACTACTTGCTACTTTGTTTTTTCCTTCTGCCGCCATATTTTAAATTACACTTTATTATTATATAATATAAAAAAGAAGTGAAAATTACACAGGTAAAAGATCCTGCTGAAGTATGGCCGTATTTTTATGAGTTTTGTGTAAAATCAAAACCTTATGATTTTTGTTCTCTTAAATCTAGAACCTTAAGAGATAGTAGAATAAAAAGTGTATTTCAGGAATTCTCCGCTTATAAAGTTTATAAAGCAGAAAAAGAAGATGGACCTTTTCTTTTTGCGTTTGTTAAAAATGAAGATGTCTGTTTAGATTTGGCTTTTATTTTCGGTATCTCTGCGAAAGCTAGTAGTTCAAAAATTGGATCTACAGCTCCTGTCCTCTTGGGAAAAGCTGTCGAAGACTCTGATAAATTTTATTGCAAGAGCGAAATCAGGCGTATTTTTAAAGTTGGCCATTTTAAAAAATGGATTGAAAAATATTACAAAAACGCTATGATTCTCAATGATGAGAACAATACTGTAATTTTTTGCAATAAAAACATTATGACCGTTAAATTTAAAGTAGTAGGCACAAATAAAACAACCGACCACTTACTTGGTAAGGAGGCTTTTCTGAAAAATACTCGAAGAGTAAAGCACGGATTAATGAGAGAAATAGCTATTGATGAAAAAATTTACCTTTTAGATGAAAAAGGGGTTGACTTTCTCTCTGAATCTGTTCTTCTAAATGCACTTATCTCTGATAACGAAAACAACGTAGGGAATATCTCCCTGCAATTCATACCAAACAAATGAAATTGAAACCTATCCTTTACAGGGTATATACAAAGAAGGGCGAGTATCATCACGGCTATAGTGCAGAGCTAAAGGGGTCTCGCGATTGGGCTATTGATTGTGCTAAAACAGTTCGAGGCTTTGTCAAAGAAGTCTATGAAGGCTATCAAACAGAAAAGCTTATTTTTGATTACAATAAAAAAGCTAAAAAGTAGTGTTTGCCATAATTAAATCTATTTTAAAATCTTTAGAATTATTTTTAAATATAAAAAATAATAAATTTTATTACGATTTACACAAAGAACATCAAAAAACAGAAGAAAGACTTATAAATGAAATTGAAAAACTTAGGCAAACTGGCACTAACGATGATGCTGATAGGGCTGACCTCTTGCGCCAGCAACTCGCTACTGAACGTAAACAGTTTAAACATTTATCAGCCTTCTACTCTAAAACTGGAGAAGGGGCTTCCAATACAGACTAAAGACGGCATTTACACGCCTCAAACAGATGAAATTTGGCATTCAGACGCACGATTTAGACGTTTGGAAAGAGAAATTTACTCTGGAAAATAATTTTGGTGTAAATTCTTATTGACTAATATTAAAAAATTGTAATAATACAAAACATATATGAAAAAACTAGTAATTGGTCTTATGACCGTGTTGGGTACTGTGTTCATCAGTACGGGAACTGAAACTTCTTCCAGTCTTACTCAAGGTATTTCTGTAGATATTGGAGCTTCTCACACAGAGTTAACAAATAACAGAGGTCTAAAAGTAAGGGATGATGCATTTTCCTATTCTCTTCTTCTTGGCACTTCAGTGGGTGGAGGAAATTTCGCTGCTGATGTGACTTTGTTTGAGACAGATGGTGATACTGATTCAGAAATCAATGCCTCTTGGACTAAAGGAATTAGTCTTTTAGGTCAGGATTTAGACGCTCAAATATCTTTCCAAAAAGTGGAAACTGATTTTGGGGGTTGGGAACAAGTTGGCCTTGGATTGGTTGAGTCTTATGACTTATTCGATGTAAGTGCAACTGTTTGGCATGAACTTGGTTCAAGTGCTTCTTACGGTGTAGAACTTAGTGTTTCGCGTGTCTTTGAAACTCCTGTTGCTAACCTTAGTGTTATTCCATTCATCACATCTAACTTTGCTAACTCCTATAATGCAGTAGAGGTTGGGACTGTTGTTGAGTATGATTTTGGTAATGGACTTTCAGTTGGAGCTAAAGCTACTTATAACCATAATGATGTAGATAACTCACCGTATGCTCTAGATCATGATTGGAATTTTGGACTAGGACTTAAATACAAATTCTAATATCTTCCAAAAAAAAATTGCAATTAAAGCCTCCCGCAAGGGGGGCTTTTTTTTGTATTCTGTGTAAATAATAAAACATGGAACCTGAAAAGTCTATTTTAAGGGAATTTTTAAACGGAGGATGGTTAGTGCCACTTATTGGGGCTGCTGCTATGCTTGCTAGATTATTGTCTGGGGACAGTGGCTTATCTATAAAACAACAGTTAAAAAGAATTTTAACAGCAGCTATAGCGGCGGGTATCGCATGGTTCGTACTCGAACAAACTGATGTATCATCTTTAACAAAAGCTATTGCTTATGGTATTATTGGTGTTGTCAGCCCTGAAGTCATTGGTGGTATAGTTCGTCTAGGGCAGAAATTTGAGAAGAACCCAGAAAAGTTTATTAAGAAATGAGACCTAAGTTTATAGTTTATTGTTTATCTGCTATTTGTTTACTCTTCGGATTAAAAGGATTCGAGCTAAATAAAGATATACAAAACACATTAAAAGAAAATGCTCGACAATCAGAGTCATCTATCATGGAGATAGGAATGTGCTTTGATTGGTATGGCATAATAATAGTTGATTCTGTAATTAAAACATCTCATGGCATAATGACACCAGCAGAGATGGTGGATACCTTGAAAGAAGAAAGTGGTTATAAGGACGAGTATTTAGAGGGATATAAAAAAGACATTACTCCAAAAGAAAAAGAGTATGCTGATTTTGTGTTTAGTCAAGAAGAGAAAATAAGTGCATATGTTAATGAGCTGATCGCGTGGGCAGAAAAAGGTGACATAGAAATGATTAAAGCTTCCATTCCTAAGATGTACGAAATGACTGATCCTACCATTGATGCCATAAATAACATTATGGATACAAAAATGTATTATAATGAAGAACAGTCAGAGATCCTAAATAAAAAAATAGATAGTTTTTCTAACTTTATATGTACTTTATTAGCTCTATGTTTCGTTATGTCTGTGTGCGCTTCATTTAGTAAAAAATGTAATTAAAATGAATTTTAAAGGAAAAAAAGAAGTAATAAAAGCCGTTCAAAAACTATTAGGTGTTTCTGCTGACGGCGTAGATGGACCTGTGACTTGGAATGCTATTCTAGCGCGATTGTCCACAAAAAGCGATCCTGTGCCACAAGGTGACATACCAAAAAAAATGGTTGCATTAGCTAGAGAAGAGATAGGAGTTTCAGAAGTTGATGGCAGTAATTGCGGCCCAAGAGTAGATGAATACAAAGCGGCTACTTGGCTTGATCCAGATAAAGGTTGGCCTTGGTGTGCAGCATTTATATGTTGGTTAGTCAGAGAAGCTATCGAAGGTGAGGATGTAAAATTTAAGAGGCCCAGAACTGCTGGTGCATGGGACTTTGAAAACTGGGCTAAACAACAAGATGGCAAAGGAGTAGACCTCCGTAAACCAAGCAATGAGGACATTAAAGCTGGTGACATTGTTGTTTTTTCTTTCTCACACATAGGTTTAGCTGTCAAAGATATCGACTCAAGTGGTTATGTAATTACTATTGAAGGTAATACAAATGGAGCTGGAAGCCGAGAGGGAGGCTCTGTTTTACAAAAAAAACGCCACGTTTCTAAAATAAGGAGTCGAATCAGAATAGTTTAGTAGACATACAAGAATCGTCGCATATAATACTTGATGAATAAATTCAACATCAAGGTTAATTGTTATGACATTTTCAATTGGGTTGTCGGTAGTTCCGTCTTTGATCCTATTGAGAGGTGTATTGATCCGTCAAGGTATGAAACTTTTGACACTTTTGTTTACGATAGTAAAACTAAAACAAACATTTTACAAACAGAGGAATACGAGAAATTTTGTGCGGAGGTAACTAAACTTAAAAAATTATCTCGCAAAATGGAGCGAAGCGAGATAGAAAGGGTTTGTAAAGAAATTTGCGAAATTGCACCGTTATATGTTATCTTAAATCATGGCTAAGAAATCAACATTAGAATCAAAATATTCACTCAAGAAAAAGGTGAAAAATAAGGGCATTCACTCTAAAAGTAAAAGCTCTAATCATAAACAAAGTAAAAACTACATTAAAAAATATAGAGGACAAGGGAAAAAAAGATGATAACTTTGCCAATTAAGAGAGAAATTTATGACTACAGCAAAAAGTTAATAGAGGAAAATAATTTTGGTCAAAGAGGTAAAGACGATGGTAGTCCGAAAGAACAGTTTATTGGAGTTCTTTCTGAAAATATGGTTAGACAATACCTAGACCTCCCTTTGATGGAGCCAAAAGGGTTTGATGGAGGTTATGATATAATGTATAAAGGCCAAAAGGCTGACATCAAATCAATGAATAGGACTGTAGATCCTAAACCTTTTTATATAAATAATGTTTTTGATATTCAATTAAAATATGAATCAGAGGCTTACATCTTTACTTCTTTAAACACAAAGAAAAAAAACTTATCTATTTGTGGGTGGGTTTCTAAAGAAGATTTTAAGAAGAGGGCATCTTTTTACCCCAAAGGTACAGTTAGGATGAGAGGTCCAGAGCCTTTTCCATTGAGAGCAGATAACTGGGAAATTAAAAATCAAGATTTAAATGAATTTAGTAAATGATATTCCTATTACATCAGATGATTATGAGCATGTAAATTGCATCGTAGAGATTCCTAAAGGAACCAATACGAAATATGAGTATGATGAGAATTTAAATATATTTAAATTAGATAGATGTCTTGTTTCCTCTCTGCAATATCCAATAAATTATGGGTTTATTCCACAAACTATTGCGCTTGATAAAGATCCTTTAGATGTTTTAATTTTCAACCATGATCCTATAGATAGAGGGAGCTTGGTATCTTGCCGTGTCCTTGGTGTTTTAGGCTTTATTGACGGTGGAGAAGTGGACAATAAATTAATTGCCGTACCCCATTGGTCGCCTTCAGATAAATATAAAACAGTTCACGATATTGACTCTGCTCACTTAAGAATATATAGACAATTTTTCAAAATTTACAAAATAGACAGGGACTCTGATACCGAAGTGGGTGATTGGGAATCTAAAAATACGGCTCTTGAAATAACTAAAAATTCTCACGAAAGGTGGGTAAAAGCTAATCAAGAAAGATTTCATCAGGAGTGGTCAGAAAGGAATTTTTGGTCCAAAATTAGAGAAAAAGGTTACATAGTTCATCCTGATTAGGTGTAAATAGCAGTATGGATATGATTCTTCAACTAGTTCAAGATAACCCTTGGTTTGGAGTTGTAACAGCCGCAATTGCTTTCGCTTCTGCTATCGCTGCTGCAACCCCTACCCCTAAAGAGGGGACTTTTTTGTCCAAATTATATAAATTAATTGATTGGGCAGCGTTAAATATCGGAAAAGCCAAGCAGAAATAGTCTACGGGTTATTTTTAGATTAATCTCTAGACACCCCCTTCCTTCTGGGTAGGGGGTTTTGCTGTATATTTACTTGATTTAAATTAATTATAAGCTACAATACAACTTATGATCTCCAATAAAGCTAAAGGTTTGTCTGGATTAAGCCATGTAGCTCATACAAAAAAATTGATGGATGAGTCTGTAAGGAGATATCATCACTCTTGTTTGTCAGCAGGTCTATCTATTAAGAAGACAGGGAAGGCTCAAGATATCGGACATGTGGACTTTGTTGTAGAAGGTGAGACGGTAGATCTAAAAGGTTTAAAAAACTCAACAAGAGAAGGCAAAATACTCTTAGAATTTTTGAATGTGGCTGGTAAAACTGGTTGGTGTAATGAAAGTGGAACTCCAGTCTGGATTGCTTTTGATGTAGGAGCCTTCTTCTTGCATGTTAAAAACTCTGATTTATACCAGCTAGCAAAGAAAAAATGCGACTTAAGAGACACTGTAACGAAAGTAAATGAGTGTCTTTACAAAGGTTACAGGAGAAAAGGTAGGAAAGATTTGATGTCGATGGTGACTTTACAAGATGTATTTATCGCAGATTGCGAACATTGGATTCTACCATACCAACAATATGAGTTGCCTATTGATAGCGTTTAAGGGTAGTTTCTGAAATTTCCCGTCCCTATATAACTAAATCCATTATTGTATGGCTCTATAAATAAACCAGTGGTGACAGGTGAAGAACCTGTCCAAGATTTATATCTTTCGTTAATATTCCTGTTGTATTCTCTTAGTAAGTGCTGTCTGCCGACCTCACTATCTTGTCCACTTAGTAAATACATACCTGTTACTTCAGCTCTAAAACTGGCCCAATCACCAGATCCAGTAGCTGTGCTAGAATGAATTTCACTTAATAAGTCTATAGGCATACTCTTTTAGTTACACTTTTTTCAAGATTCTTGAAAAATTCTCTTGACGCAGTTCTAATTCTGTATATAATCGACTCCATGCTATTATGGATATTTATTTTTATCGCCTGGGTAGCCTTTGTCCTATTAGTTTGCCGATTTTTAGGGCTTAATACAGAACAAGAACGCTTCATGGAGGAGCAAAAAAGAAAAAAAGAAGAAAACAAATGAAACAACAGCTATATGAAATGTTGCGTTCTCAAGCGCAAGCAGACAAAAAGAAAGCCTTACTTTCTTTCGATTTGCTCGTAGATTATCCCGCAGGTATCGGTGATCATTCTACAGATGATTACTGGAAGAATGCCAACCAAGCGTTAGAGCTTTTGGTCGATGCAGATGACCGTTTAGAATGCCTCCGTAGGTATTTTCCTGAAGAACATGCGTCGAATGTTGATTCATGAATGTAATACATGTCGAACATTACCATTAAAATCGACATGACTAGGATTGAATCTTTAATTTATTTGCTTTTTTTGTTGTATTCTTTTTACATGTTAACTAATTATTTTATATGGAAATAGAAGAATTAGCCTTATGTGAGGAGGCCATAAAGTTTGATGGTCTAGATGATTGCATAATTGGGACTGACCAAAGAGGGCTTCTTGTTTATTCTCATCAAAAAATGCTTGACTACTTTTCTAAGTCTGGTATGAGTAGGGATGAAGCTGCTGAATACATTGAGTTCAATGTTGTTGGCATTAAACCTGATAACTACACAGTTGTTTATGAAATTTGATTACACAAAATTAGGGTATGGCTTATTTAGCCTCGTAGCAGGGTTGACAGTGGGTGTTCTTTTGGCGATATTTATTGGGCTTTGCGCCTTTTTTAATTCTCTTATCACATTTCCCTTGCAAATTTATACGAAATCTTTAGAAGCATCTCGGGCTAGGAGACTCCAGAAAGTTTTTGGTGTTAATAAAGATTTTCAACGAGCTGACTTTCAAGTCCCCGCTGAAGAAGAATCTATTTGGGATAAACATATCCGAAGAATGGAAGAAAAAAACAATAATAATAACTAATGAAATCGTTCGAAGAATTAGAAAATAAAGTAAACGAGTGGGCAGAAGAAAAAGGTATATTCCAAAAATCTTCTGCTCTTAAACAGATTAGTAAAACACAAGAGGAACTACTAGAAACACTACAAGCCTTAGTTGTTTATGAGTTTGCTCCTCTTCAAAAAAATCTGGATGAAGTTGAAGATGGCATCGGTGATATGCTTGTCACAATCATTATCCTCTCTAAAATGGTTGGTGTTGATTCTGTTGCATGTCTTGAATCTGCATACAATGTGATCAAAGGGCGCACGGGTAAAATGGTCGATGGGTTGTTTGTAAAAGATGTCTAAGACAAGAATAGAAAAATGAAATACATATTACTATCCGCAGGAATTGCAACTGTCGCTAGTTTAATTTATATTAAAAAATTTAATAAAGAATTAATTACGACTTCTTATAAAGAAAAAAAAGAAATCCCAGTCAAGGTTACCCTTACTAAATACCAACTCGAAAAGATGTTGGACATGGTAGACCAAGAGTATGGGTATGGTGGTCCTGCCGCACCGCAAGATAGCTTTACCTTTACTTCAATAGCTAAAGGTAATCACTATTCAGAAGAATATAATATTTCTTCTACACATCTAGCGAGGAAACCAATCAAATGACAAATAAAGAATTATTACAACTCCACGATGATACTTGTAATGCTTGCAAGGCAATCATGAAACAAAAAAATAGTGATTACACTGGCGGCAAAGGCGCAACTGATGTGTTCGCTAATTTTAATTCATCTAAAATTCTAGACATCCATCCTGTGCAGGGATTGCTCTTGCGTGTGATTGATAAGATCCAAAGAATCCGCTCATTCACTAACGATAAAGAACTATCTGTTCCAAATGAAACAGTAGAGGATGCTTGTGATGACATTGTAAATTATGCTATTCTGGCTAAAGCGATGTTGATGGAAGAGAGATCCCAGATCCAAAAGGAATTGCCGAAATTACCAACTGGGGAAGAAGAGATCCAAGCGGAAAAGCGGATGGATATTATCGGTCGAAACGGTAATGATGGTCTGCATTATAATAAAGACATGTATGCTGTCGGAGAAGGAGATATGCCCGATAGGTAACGAAAAATAATTGGTGCAAAATACTTGCAAAACTTACCACTTAATATAACGTAAGCGAATGAACATATTTGCCGTAGATACCGACCCTAAAACCGCCGCACAACAATTGTGCGATAAGCACGTTGTAAAAATGATCTTAGAGTCAGCACAAATGCTTTGTGCTGTGTTCCCTAATGGTGATGCGCCATACAGGAGAGCGTTCTACAATCATCCTTGCACCAAGTGGGCTAGAGAATCCGTAGAGAACTACGAGTGGTTACTAGATCACGCTTACGCTATGTGCCAAGAGTATACCAGACGCTACGGTAAGGTGCATAAGTCCCTTGATACCATCCAATGGTGCGGATCTAATTACCACAAGCTAAATATACCAAGTAAAGGATTGACTAAGTTTGCACAAGCGATGCCAGAGCAATACAAAAACAATTGCTCTGTTACAGCTTACCGCTCTTATTACAATGGGGAGAAAGCTTATTTTGCCAAGTGGACTAAAAGAGAAACTCCTTCATGGTTTAATGTTTAAAATTATTACGACTTGTTATAACTGCGAGAATTTTATTAAGGAATGCATTGAAAGTGTTTTTGTTCAAGATGAGAATGACTGGGAAATGTATATCATTGATGATGCAAGCACTGATAATTCTTTAAATACAGCTATAAAAGCATCCAAAGGCGACCCAAGGATTAAGATTCTGCGAAATAAAGACAACATGGGGTCAGTCTTTAACAAGACTAGTAATTTTCTTTATCACGCCAAACCTGATGATGAAGATATAGTTGTGACGTTAGACGGTGATGATTATTTAATTAATCCACAAACTCTATCGCATTTGAAACAAATATACTCAAAAGGTTATTGGTTTACTTATGGTGGGTTTATTGCGTCAGATAAAAACTTTTATAACTGGGCGGCTCCAGATCATTTATCGCCAATAGATTGGAAAAGATCACTAAGGAACCAAAGATTTTGTATAACTGCCTTAAGAACTCATAAATTTTTCTTACTAAAAAACATAAGGAATAAAGACTTAAGGTATAGGAATGGTTTATTGTTTAAGTTTCCAGAGGATATAATTTTAAATATCCCTATGGCTGAAATGGCAGGAGAGGATAAATGTTATTTCTTAAAAGAGGAAGTCTATTGCTATAGGATACATAGTAATAATGACACTTATGTAAATGACAAAGAGAGGACTCTAATAACAACAAATGATCTTAGTTTTAGACCAGAATACCCGAGGAAAACAAAAGAGCAATTAATAAATCACAAGTGTGATTGGTTTTAAAGTCCCAGATCGAATGATTGTGAGCCAAATAAGTCCCAGATCGAATGATTTTTTTCCAAATAAAAGAATTAAAATTTTATTAAAAAAATAAAAAAGAATAAAAAAAAATTAAATTAAATTTTTAATCTTATTCAGATAATTTATTTGCGTAATTAAACTGGAAACGTTAGTTACGCAAATTTTTTGTGTCGTTACGGTGAGTGGATAATTCATCTCCGTATCAAGTCTAATTCCTTCCTCTCTCATCTCTGGGGTGACTATCTCTGAAACGAAATCATACAGACCTCTTTTTTTTAATAACGCATAATAATAATCTATTTGCGCTGTTTGTGTCTCTACAATTACGTCCATATTGTAGTGCAATTTCATAGCACTTGTTAGATACCTAAAATACAATCCTTCTTTTGTTGTGAGTTGGGAAACTACAATGAGAGTCATATTATTAATTACACTTATGGAAAAAAAAATAATTTAAATGAAAAAAAAGACTTGCGAACGGTTTCGAGCCATGTATAATACCCAACATATGAGCGAAACACCAAAGAAAAGAGGACGCAAGAAAGGTTCTACATCATTCACTAAGATCAGGCTTAAAGACTTGTCTGATCGCTTGCGTGATGTAGGCATGACCAATCAAGCGACCATTGTTGTATCTAAGCGTTGGTTGGAAGATGTAATCGAAGCACAAGAAGCTTTGACAATCGATCCTGCCCCTGCTAAAAGAGATGAACCCGAAGAGAAAATCGAATTCACCATAAACACATTTGAATAATGAGCAATACCACTGATATGTTTGATGGGCTGATTGGACAGGAGACACTTAAAAAGCGTCTCAAGTTTTACAGCAGAGCAAAGAAAGCTACAGGAACACTTCCTTTTATTCTTTTTAACGGAGCCAAAGGATTGG